CTCATCGTAATGGATTACTTCTCGCCCTTGGGAAAGATGACGATTATGATCGAAGACTCTCTGGAGGAGAGTATGTGGTACTTGAGGCAGAAGCTCGTTCTATCCTTCAAGAAATGGAACGACGATTTCCCGATCTAAAAGACCAAATTGACTTCTTCACCATGGAGACTTGCTTGTGTTCTTTCAAGAAGATCTTTCGTGAGAAACATGGTCGTTACCTTGGTTATTATCTTGACCGTCAGGCTGAAGAGATTATTAAATGCGAAGGTGATGAGTGGTATGGTATTGATTGGAATGTTCTTTGGCAAGCAAGAAACGAGAGCATTGATCTAAGATTAGATACCAAGCGTGGTATTGATAAAGAAAAGTTTTCTATGTTCCTTCGTAGTGGTAAGCTGGAAAACTTAGAGTGGTTATTTGACGATGAACAACCAGTACAGGTTGGTTTGGAGATGTTTACATGAATGACGAAAATACACAGGTTGGTGTTTTAGCAAGAGAAATTATAGACGCATTCCCGAATATAATTGATGGTAGTTCATATGTAACTACAAATACAGCTATTTCTTCCATTGGTGCTTCTACTATTAGTGCTTCAACAATCAATCCTGTTTCTACATCTGTAGAAGATGTTCTTGATCAGTTTATTATGAATAGAGTAACTGTTGATCATAAGGTTACTGCTCAAGAACTCCTAAAGTTAAAAGAAGTCGCTCCTGATTATGCCTCAGAGATCAAAGAGGGAATTGCCGACAACTTGACACGAGAAATCGCTAAGAAGATTTCCTATACGAAAAAGTATAACAAGGATACTGACGTTCACCACTTTATTGGTCGAGTTTGGGTATTCACTGATGATGAATTGAAGTCTATTTTGGAGAAAAGATAATGTTTATTGATAAGATTAAAGCAAACGACGAAGTGACTATTCAACTAATTACTAACGCTAAAAAGGTTCGTAAACTAATCGCAATTGGTGGTAGCCCAGGAACTGGTAAGACCACACTTATGCGAAAGTATATGGAAGGTAAAGAATTCCAACCTGTTGAGCCAGCTAAGTTAGTATCCGCTATGTATAATCCAGAACGAGATCTATACATCCTCGGTAAGTATGAAGAGGGTGAAGTTTTTGCAGGTACGGATCGCCTTTCTATGGCGGTGCAACCTGCTATGCAAGAATGGATCGCAAGCCATAACTGTAACGTTCTATTTGAGGGTGATCGTATCTTCAACCAGTCTTTTCTAGAATTCGCTATGGGTTTACCCGACACCGAGTTGCATATCGTATTTCTGTCTGCACCAAAAGATATCCTAGAAGCTCGCTATAAAGAACGTGGTTCAGATCAATCAGAACAGTTCTTAAGAGGGCGCGAAACTAAATATAGTAATCTGCTATCGAACTTTGACTTGATGCCTTATATTACTGAGTTTGCAAACACTAACTTAGAGGAACAAGCGAAAGTATTGACCTTCCTAGAAGATAAATTAGGTTAAGGTTTATACTTTCTAGGAGGTCATATGAGATTCCTAGAAAATTCGAACTTTAACTGGATGGAGATGCTCAATTTTTATGAGCCTCCGTTTAGAGCAAAACTCATTCCCTCAAAAGTGTGGAGAGACCTAGACGAGTATATAAATGACTCAGAGGGTCTCTCTCATTATTTTAGGAAGTGGAAGACTAAGATAGTCTTCAGAGAACCTATAACAAAAAAGCCAACAAAATACGTCTATGTTGGTGGAGAATATTCTCCAGACGATCGTCAATGTTCTTTGATGATCTACACGGTAGATTTCGATAATCACCATTTTACTGGGAAGACTTGGGCGAAATTTAAATATCGCGTAATACAAACCCTCATGCATGAACTAATACATTTCATGCAATACGACCGACGTTTTGATGAATATAGCAATTATATTCTACCTCACAAAAAAGTTGGTCATTCTCTCAAAGACGCCGAGAGGAAATATCTATCAGAGTTTGATGAAATCCAAGCGTATGCCCACTGCGTTTATCTGGACATCAAAACCAATCACCCGCGTGCTGATCTTTCTAAACTGTTGTCAATCTCTAAGATAAAAAAGAGATGTCCGTCTACAACATTAAAGTATATAATGAAGACTTTCGACTATGATGCCAGAAACAATAAGGCAATACAGAAGCTGTTTAGCCAGATCATCAAATGGGATAGAAAATATACAGGTAAACTAAATAATCAATAATATCCGAGATTTTTAATGCAATTATCCTTAAACGAGTTACGAAAAAGACCAGGTCGTATTGAGACTTTGATTAACAAAGTCCGTAACAAAGCACCATTTGATTTGATCAATGGCGACACGAAGGTCTTTGATAGAATCGCGTTTACAGATAGCGGTAAGGTTATTGAAGTTAATCCTTCTAAAGATCCTCGCCAAATTCAACTAGCCCTAGAATGGTTAAGGAAGAAAGCGTCTAACTCTAAGTATATCGTTTTGATGAACGATAAAGAGCGTTATGCTCTAAACGATGTTTTAAAGAACGGTGACTTTGGCGGACAGGGTGGTAAGGCTGCTAAAGGCGCTGTCACTGGTAGTAAGACGGACGTTCTAGAGTCAATCTATGCAGCGGCAATTTATGCTCGTTTCTTAAATCAAACACAGCTTATTGTTGAGCAAGATATTATTGACGTTCTCGATCGCTTAAAAGATAATAAACAAAAGCAGTTGTTGACGACTTTGACGAAAAACAAGAACCGTAAAGTTAGTGATGTTGTAACTTTAAGAATGGCTGGTAGTTTGTCTTGTATGAGAACGTTGACTGATAAGAGCACTCAATGGATGCTTAACGATATCATTCAGTCTAGTTTGAAGTATGCTAATTCTACTTCTGCTCTTAAATGGGCAAAACTATTATTTGAAAATAACAGAAGAAATAATATACAAATTATAGCTGTTGGTTTTGGCGACCAGCGCGGATTGAAAGCTCCAGTCACAGTTAGAGTTGATTCTAAAAAAATTAACATTGAGCTTGACCTGAAAGCAGGTGACATTAAAGCGAATGGTCGCGTTATTGGTGGTTCGTTTGAAGAAATTTCTTCAGTTTGTATGAAAACCCTTGGTATATCAATCGCAAATTATCAGTCTCAATTCTTCAAGATTAGGGAGATTCGTGGAATTGCAGCGACAACTGTTTTTGCATATAAGTCTTTGGCGTATGAATATAATAAAGCTGTTAAGAATAATCGCGAAAAAACATATTTAAAATTAGCAACAAACATGTCTGCTTCGATGTCTAAGAAAACACAATTTTTAATCTATGGTGTGTTTAATAAGAACGAAGCTCAACTTTTTAAAAACGGTAATCTGAAAGTTCTTTTGACTGAAGAAACGAAAGCTATTATCACTCTTCAACGAGGATTGCCAACCCTAAATATCGTAAACGCCAAGAATAAACCATTGTTAAAACTTCAAGCTAAACAAGAACTGAAGATCAATGCTTCATATATGAACCACTATGTTTCAAAGGGAATATTAGTTACTGAACTTGGTAAGTTTTTAACAACATAATATATTGATGGAACCAGAGGAAACCAATGTTAAATTTTAAATCATTCTTAAAAGAATCTCTTATTCTTCAAGAAGACTTATTGCTAGAAGCTGCTCATACTAAAGAAGTTGAAAACGACGACAAAGGTAAGATGCATGAACTTTTACTTGCAAAATATCTACACCCAGATACTAAACTACCAGATCACCATCGCTCTGAGTCAGAAAACGATGACCACGCTGGTACACCAACACAAGTTCACGATCGTTTAAAGAAGAAGATTGGCGACAACGCATATAATGAAATTGACCGCCACGCCCAACAAACGGCTAAACAAATTCATAAACACTTAGAGGCTGCTGGGCATACTGGTAATGGAAACCATATTGGACAAGTGTTCTGGACATCTAACGCTGACAAACCAGGTAAACCAGGCGACCATGAAAAGACAACTGGTGTTAAAGATGTAAATTCTAACGCTGACTTAATCGTTCGCGTACATGATAAAAATGGTAAAACTTCAGGGCACGTTGGTGTTTCTGCTAAGTATGGTTCTAATAAACCTAACTACCGAAATCCAGGTTTAGAATCTATGGAAAAAACATCAGGTATTGAACGTGGTTCTTTGAAAAAGTTAACTGATGCTCACCATGAGCATATGGAAAAACTTGGCTATAAAGGTTCAGCGGATACTCGTAATATTCAATACAAGATTGATAAAATGGGCGTCGAGAAAGCTCGCGCCGAACATGCAAAGCACGAGGGTATCTTAGCTCAAGGTAAAACTTTGAGTAAGAAAAACAAAACAATGCATGAACAAGTTTCAGAATACCTTCGCGTTCACGATAGTTTACATCCAAGAGATCAAGCTGCATTTGAGCACAAAGGTTTTGCGAGAGCAGCATCCGCCGAGGCTTCTGCCCTAGAAGCAAAACGATCTGTTGCGAAACATTTTGCTTCAGGTATGGTTAAGAAGTCTGATTCAGAACTGCGCGATATCGTCCGCGAGCACGTATCTGCTCCAACACATATCCCGCACATTGTGGCTCACTCCCAAGTAAAAGATGATGGTTCTGCTGTGTCTCACGTTGTGCCATCGCATAGTATTGCAGACGATCACTTATCTAAATTTGAAAACTTACACGTTGTGCATACTGGTGGTATTTCTACTGTGATTAAAGGTACACATAAAGAAACTGGTAAGACTATGAATGTTGGAACTTTTGCAGCTAAAGGTTCTTCTGGCCCACACAAAGGTATCGCTGGTACTTTCTCTTTGAGCTAATATGATCAACTTTCTAAATTTCTTAATAGAAGCTGAAGAAGAAGGTGCTAAGTTAAAACACATTCATCATGCCGAAGACCGCCCTTTGTTACACGGTGAAGATGGTTTTGAACACGCATATGGTGCTCTTCAAGCTGCCCACCACCATACTCTTCAAGGTCTTCAATCTCACAAGATGACTATGAAATATGATGGTTCTCCATCTGTTGTATTTGGGCATCACCCAGAGAATGGTAAGTTCTTCGTTGCTTCTAAGTCAGCCTTCAATAAAAATCCAAAGATAAACTACACACCTGAGGATATTGATAAGAACCATGGCCATGCACCAGGATTGGCTGATAAACTAAAAGGTGCTTTGAAACACTTCCCTAAAGTTGCACCAAAAGAAGGGGTGTACCAAGGCGACTTGATGTACACGCACGATGATTTAAAGAAGAAAGGTGATAAGGTTTCGTTCACGCCAAACACTATTACCTATACAGCAAAAGGTGATAAAGCTGAAGCCATTAAGAAGTCTAAGATTGGAGTAGTTATTCACACAAAATATGAAGGTGATAAGTTGAGTAGCATGTCTGCTCATCATAATGTTTCTGGTGACGACTTTAGTCAGCACCCAGATGTATTTCACCATACTGCTGATTATGACGCTTCTGGCGCGCACTATTCAAAAGAGTCTCAAGATAGTTTTAATAAACATATGTCTGCGGCTCGCGCAATTCACGCTGAACATAAAGGTAAGATGTACAAAGCAACTGCCATGCACCAAGGTGATGGTGGTCATCTGGCGACTTATATCAACCAAACAGTTCGCGATAATTCAACACCATCAGCAGAAGGTCTTAAAGACCATATTGCTGGTAAGTATGAAAAAATGGTCTCTAAGTTAAAGACTGAAAAATCTCAAAATGCTAAACTTGATGAATTAAAAGGTCACTTAGACAATATCAAGAAACATCAGGGGCACTACGATAACTTGTTGAAGATGCACGGTCACCTTCAATCAGCAAAGAATGAATTGGTTAAGTCTCTAGAAACCAATGAAGGTTCTTACGAACATGCTATCAATGGTGAAGCATCAAAGCCAGAAGGTTTCGTTTATAACCACACTCATAATGGTGTAACTGAACCAACTAAGTTAGTGAATCGCGCAGAGTTTGCTCGTCAGAACTTACTGAAGGCACGCGTTCCAAATAAACCTGCCGATGAGAAACACCACGTTCTAGCTTTTGGTCGTATGAATCCGCCAACTATCGGTCATGCAAAGTTAGTTGATAAGGTTCATGAGATTGCTAAGAAGCATGATGCTATTCATGCTGTTGTTTTATCTCATAGCCAAGACGCTAAGAAGAATCCACTAGACGTTGAGACTAAAGTTAAGCATGCCAAGAAGGCATTCCCTAATACAAATATCGTTGGTGCTTCTAAGGAACGACCAACTATTATGCACCACGCTGCTGCTATGTATGAAGCTGGCGCTCGTCACTTACACGTTGTAGCTGGTTCTGACCGTGAAGAAGAATATAAGAAACTATTGAACAATTACAATGGAAAAGAAGGAAAGCACGGTTATTATAACTTCAAGTCTATCACTATTCATTCTGCAGGTCATCGTGATCCAGACGCTGAAGGTGCTGAAGGTATGTCTGCGTCGAAGATGAGAGAGCATGCAGCTGCTGGTAATCAAAAAGAATTCCACTCTGGACTACCGAGCCATATGTCCGAGAAAGATAAAGCTGCCGTCTATAATGACGTTAGGAAAGGTATGGGTCACGCATAATGTCTAAAATTCACATTCTTAAAAACACTGAGACTGAAGCTGTTGTTAAACTATACACAACAGAGTCTGCAGGTGAAACTCTAGATCTAAGTTTAGAAACTTGGTTGACTAAACCAACACAAACCTATGTTGCTGGTTCTCCAGACTCTTCAGAGGTTGATGGTCACTTCGCTGAATATACTGGCTCTGGTGTATTCATCACTGGTATTTGGTGGGGTCTTAAGAAAGATAAGCAGCTAGATATTCAGCGTATTATTACTCAACCTAGCACTGTTCACTCTCACTATTACCTAATCAACGCTGGGTTCTATGACTTCGATCACCACGGCTTTGCTGATAGAATCTACGCTACAAAAGATATGAGATTTGTGTTTGATGGACCAGGTCACGTTATCATTAAACTTCGTAAGTTTGGTTGGTTACCTAAAGTTGAGACTGCTCAATTCTCTATTTACGATAATACTGCACAAGTTGGTTCGTAATGCTTTCTTTTAGACAATACCTAAAAGAATACATTGTCAAATCTGGCTCTGGGTACGAGGTCAAAAGCGAAAAAGGTAAGAACCTTGGTCATACTGACTCTCTAGAAGGTGCTAAAAAGCGTTTACGACAGATTGAATACTTTAAACATTTGAAACGCTAAATAATATTATCACTAATTATATCTGATGGATTAAATGAAGAAATACAGAGACTTACTAAGCGAACTACCATCCAAGTCCGTTGTCGTTACATACGGTCGTTTCAACCCACCTAGCACTGGGCATGAGTTGATTATTAAGGTTGTTCGTAAGTTGGCGAAGCAGCGCAAGGCTGATCATATCGTCTTTGTATCCACTCATCAAGATAAGAAAAATCCCCTAGAAATTAGTAAAAAGATTCAGTATTTGGAGTTGATGTTTCCAAATACTAAATTCATTGCAGTCACTGACGACGTCGACTGCATTGGCTCATTACATAAATATAAAAATGTTGTAATGGTTACGTCTGCTGATTCTGTAAACGCATACACTAAGTTGTTAAAGCGTGGTAAGTTTGAAACTACAGAAGTTGTTAAAGCGTGCCAAACTGACCCTGATGATGACAAAGGTCTGAAGTCTATAAGTAGGGGAGATTATTCTTCGTTCAAGAGATCTCTTCCAACGTCAGTCCGAGATCTAGACGCTAAACGTCTTATGAACGATATTAGAATTGGGATGGGTCTTGAACCAATCAAAGAACAAATTAACCTCGTTAAAGATGAACTCCGTGAGCAATATTTTCGTGGTGAAATCTTTAATGAAGGTGATATCGTAGAAAGCGATAACACCGTATATAAAATCATCAAAAGAGGGTCTAACCATCTTCTACTTCAAACTGAGTCAGGCGCGAAAGTTAGTAAGTGGATTAGTGACGTTCAACAAACGGGAAAAGAATTTATGGAACAATTACAAGAATCTGTGTCATTGACAGTTTCCTCTGATATAACAAAGAAATCAGATAAGGCTGAAGCTGATTCTAAGAAAGCATCCTTAGCTGCTAAACATGCAGAAGAAACTGCTAAACTAATTGTCGCACAAAATAAAGCAATGAGTAATCTAAAGGCTTCTCTCCAGAAAGAAGATTCTCCTGTTGTTGATACTTCCAAAAAGTATAACATTGCTAAGTCTATCATGAGTCTTTCTGATTTCCGCAAGACTAATAAGGTGGACGGAGATACGCCAGAAGAAGCTGAAATTGCTAATAAAGTTCATGATGGGTTAATCGGTAATTCTCATCTTGGTGATGATAGTCACCTTCGTCATATGAAGATCAAAAAACATTATCACGAAGAGACTGAAGAACAACAAGATACTCGTGCTGCTCAACTGAAGCGTTTCAAGCAACAAGCTGCTGAAGCAAAACTTGGTACAGTCGCTGAAGCCAACTACAAAGGTTTAGAGAAAGAAGATAAACCTGGCGAAAAGAAAACTGAATTCAAAGGTTCTAAGAACGCAGTAAAAGGTGAGACAGTAGAAGGTTGGAAAGACGAACAAAAGCCAGTAGCTGAAGGTATCAAGTCTATGTACCATAATTATATGGCTAAACGTGCTGGTAAGAAAGCTGACCATGCATTTGATATGAATGATGAAGAAGGTTTCAAGAAACATGTTGACGACGCTGAAAAGCATAGAGTTGCTGCTGGTGGTAAGCCAACCAAGATTAATACTGACCCAGATAAGAAATCTCTAACTTACAGAGAAGATCTTGAGTTTCCAGAAATCGACGATGATCAATTCATGACTGAAGTTCAAGCTGATCTTGATAACCTATCAGAAGAAGCATTCTACGAAGCATATGAAGATGACGAACTAGCCATCATTGATGACGAGACTGGCGAAGAGATTGAAGCTGTTGCTGAGGAAGTAGAACTTGATGCTCCTGCTCTTATGGAAGTTCTTTCACGTGTGGAGCGTATCAAAGCCAAGGCTCGTATGCGCCGCAGTAAAGCAAAGCGCGAGCGTAGAGAGAAAGTTGCTCTACGTCAACTATCCACACCACAAGTAGCAAACAAACGTGCTCGTCGTATGGCTATCTCTGCTATGAAGAAGCGTTTGCTAAGAGGTCAAAACCCTCAGAAAGTTTCTGTTGGTCAGAAAGAACGTGTTGAACGTTTCATTCAACAAAGAAGAAAGATTGTAGACCGTTTAGCAGCTCGTATGGTTTCACGTGTTAAGCAAGTTGAAAAGGCACGTATGTCCCATAAGAAGTTTACTAAACCTAACAACGGAGTATCATTCTAATGGCACTAAAGCATATAATCAAACACACTGAGAC